TGCTTGCTTCGCAAGGCCGCCTCCGAGTTCAGGGATGTACGCATCGGCCTCGAAACCGGAGCTTGTGGGATTGGATGCCGCAGTGTGCGGGGTTGAAACCTTAGCCATTATCTACCTCCTTGGGGGGGGGGTTCCCCCTATCATCGTTTTACCGGCTTCAAAAAGCAAAGGGGCCGCCCCATGACCAGCCGGCGAGGAGGAGGACACCGGCGGGAGGGGGCGGCCCAAGGCTACTACTTGTCGGTGATGATCGCGCAGATGTTGGCCTCAATGCCCAAAGATGCACCCATGATCGCCTGGGAGACGTACTTCGTCAGCATCGAGGAAGCCCAGTCCTCGATCGCGAGGCGGCCCAGGGGGCCGAAGTCGGCGACCACATTGCGGCTATCAACGAAAGGCGCCATTCCGCCCACGACACCGCCGCGCACGAACATGCAGCCTGCGCGATCCGCGTCCGAGTTCGCGGAGGGCACCCGGTTGGAGACGAAAACGTCGACCCCAAAGAGTCGACCCTTGTAGTCGTCCAAGCCGTTGCTGATGGCGCCGGCGACATCGGGGGTGATGACCGCGGTGCCATTCGCGAGGATGTCAGCCTCGATGTCAGCCCACTGGCGGGGGGCGAGCAAGGCCACCATCGGGCCGGAGGCAGCTGCGACGGCGAGGGTCTCCTTCGCCTGCTGGAAGATCTCCAAGGTCAAGTTCGAGCCGGAGGTCCCGACCGAAGCCGCGGCGCCAGCGCCGGCGGTCGCGAGCAAGCTGATCATCGTCTGCTGGGCGGAGTAGAGCATGTCCTGAGCGAAAGCGCTCATTCCAAGCCGACCCTGAGCGGCAAAGGCGGCGACCTCGTCCAGGGCGTAAACCTTGGAGTAGCCAGCCAGGGTCACGTCCACCTTGCCGTCGCTCAGAGCCGAGTTGGCTTTGGCGGAGCCGGCCGTGTGGGCGGTGAGCAAATCGTAGCCATCAAGGCCGACAACCGGCACTCGGACGACGTTGGAGCCGGCCGCCCCGGTAACCATCGCGACGGCGGGGTGGTTCAGGATGCTCGCGCCACGGGAAGCGGCGAGCCGCAGGACCTCCCCGGCGAGGACCTCGCGAGCGATCAGATCGCTCGCGGAAGATACGGTGATTTCGTTTGCCATTGTCGGCCTCCGAGCGGCCATTTGGAGGCCGCGACTTTAGTTAGGACACTTCAACCGTTTCAGGGAGGTTGAAAACCGCCCTTCACACCATCGTTTTACCGGACCCCACGGACCCGATAGTATTCGTCCAAGGTTGCGGTGTACTCCGCAGCGGCTCCTTGATCCCCTTGCTTGAACGCTCGCTTCGACAACTCAGCGAGTTTCTTTGCGAGTTCATCGGCCGAGGGTGCAGGGCGGGTGGCCTCCGGCGCCGGGGTCCGAGGAGCAGGCTTCGGTGCCTCGACCGGCTTAGGGGCTGGGGTCCGAGGGGGGTCTTGCTGAACTTTCGGAGCCGGAGCCGGAGCCGGAGCCTCAGCCTGCGGGGCCGGAATGAAGGGGCGCAGGACCCTCGGGGCTTTGGTGGGGTCCTGAACTACCTGCTCAAGCCATCCACCGAACTCGGGTTTCTCCCCCTGAACTCGGCTGTAGGCCCACTGGGCCGCCTCGAAGGCTTCATCATCGGCAAGACCGAACTTTGCCGCCGTCTTGAACGAACTATAGTTCGCCTCAAGTTCGCGGTAACGAACTTCCCATTCGTTCGGCTCGGAGTTCGTTGCAGGCACCTCGGGAGCCTCAACCGCTGGAGCCTCGGCGGCCCCCTCTACCTTTGCATCTTCCATGACTTCCTCCTTAGTTCGTTGTCGAGTTCAACCGGGCGAGAGTTCGTGCAGCCCACCGCCTCCCAGCGTCGCCGCCCCACAAAAGCCACGCTTGATAGCCTTTGCTATCGACACCCCAGCCTTCACCTTGCTTATCGACTTCGTGGCGAGCAAAATAGCTGACCATCCGGCGCAAAGTAGACACGCTGACCGGCTGCCGATTCGCAAGCTGCGAGGCCCTCCTTAGTCCGACTGGGGTTCCAGCCCGATTGCTCTCGGGCTGGGCCGAGCGAAGCTCAAGCCCGCGCCGGGCCTCCCTTGCTACAGGCTCGGGCGGAATGAAGGACTCAGCCATTTTTGGCTGCCCCCAGCGCCTCAGTCAGGACTTGAACTGCGTCCTCGGAAGCACCCTCGCCCAAAAGATCAAGTGCATCCTCAATCGCGACCTGAAGTTCAGAATCGGCTTGACCGCCCGGGGTCGCAGCCGCTTGCTCGACCGAGGGGTAGAAAATAGTCCAGCGACGGGGCTCGGCGAGGGCGGGGTCAAGACCCAGGTAGCCGGCCGCAAGGCTGCAAACTCGCTGGTCCCCCGCTCTGAATAGCGGCAAGGACCGGGCTTGAAGCTGCATCAGGGCTTCGCGTGCAACGGCGAGGCTGTAGCCGGAGCGGACGTCCGAGGTTTGACGGGTGACCTGACTTCCGAAAATCCCCCGCAGAACCCGATCTTCATAGGCGACAATCGACTCCAGCAATTTGGCCGGGTCGAGGGTCAGGGCAAAGCTGCCGAGCGCGGCTTGCTTCCCCTCCTCGGAGTCGAAGAGGAGGATTGAACTCGGGTCCGTCACAATGGAAGCGACCCGCTGCTCCCCCTCCACGCCCATCCCCATCGGGAAAGCATTGACCGCCCACTTTTGCGCCCAGGCCGCGTTCTTCACCGAGTGGGCGTAAAAGGTGTAAAGAACTCCGAGGACCAGGGAAGCGTGGACTGCCTCGCGGCCCCGGTAGGCGTCCCAGGTTTCAGGGGCGAAAGCGGCTCTGTAGCAAACCCAGGGAAGAACCGGGTTCTTTGCGCCATCAAGGTAGGGATAGGCTTCACCGCTGAACTCCCCACCAAGGACCTCGATGCTGACGTCCTTCCCGTTCTGATCATAGGCTGCGCAAACGCGCCGACTCGGATCAAAGAGGATGACCGCTTGCTCCCGGTCCTTGTAGGGCACGGTCCACTTGACGGAGGCCCACTCCCCGTGGCGGTCGACCTCAACGTCAAGCTGATCGGGGGTCACCACCTTCGTCCTGACTCCGCCGCCGACCGGCTCGACCAGGACCGCGCACTCGCGCAACCCCAAGGTCAAGCGCTGGACTTCCTGCATCTTCAGGAAGTGCATGGAGTCAAGAACTGCGGAACGAACTCGCTGCATTTCGGCGCCGAGAACTACAGCGTCGGGGCCGGTGACCGAGGACGGGACTTGCGGGTAAATCGCGGGGGTGGCGTCGTAGAGAATGGCGCCTTGACCGCAGCTTTCAGCGAAGGGGTTTGCCGAAAGATCGGGGGTCCCCCAGACGTCGGCACGGGTCGGGCCGATGTGATCGACCAGGGTGCGCCGCACGTCGCTTTCATGCTGACCCCGCAAAAGGCGCAGCCGAAGTCGTGTGTGCTCTTTGCGCTCGCGGTCTTGCATCGACATAGGAATTCCCTCTTGCTTAGGTTTTACCGGGCCGCCCATCGGTCTCTCAAGCCGTAAAGCCACGCATCGAGGACGTCTTTGTGGGGGCTGGTGTCCGAGTAGTCCCAGCCGAGGAGGGCCTCGACCAGCTTAGGGCACCGAGGGCTGACACGAACTCGGTTTGAGCCGAGTTCACCATAGGCCCACCGGCAACGGATATCTTTTGTGCGCTTCCGCCGGCCGGAGGCCCCCACGCCCTCTTTGACGTTACGAACTCCCGGCCTCAATGCTCTCTGCTGAAGGCCGAGTTCTTGAGCGACCGCCTTGCTGAACTCGGAGTTCGAACTAAGGTTGCGAGCCCCACGGATCGGGTTGTCACCATAAACGACGTCCAAGTCCTTGTATTCCACGCGAAGATCCCTGATCATTCGCAGGACCTCCCGCGCAAAATCGATCATCGGGGTAGTGCCTGACATAACGACTTCACCCAAGACATAGACGGTTTGGTCCTTCGCCTTATCCCGTCGCCACCCCGAAAGAACCGCACAAAGGCCGGCTTCCCGGTCTGCCGCCGCCCAGTCGAGCCCGAGTGCGAGGACGAGGTCATCATCGGGGACCGCTGGACTGACGTGCATAGCCTTGTCGAAGCAGTCGAAAAACTGCCCTGTAACCCGGCTTTCCCATTCTCCGTCAATACGGACCGGACCGTCGATTGGGTTTGTGGTCTCCCAAATCTTCTTGATGAACTCGGCGTCCCAAGGAACCCCGTCCTTGGTCAAGCGTGGTTTGCCGGTCAACGGTGAAATTTGGCTTTCAGGGGTGAGTTTCGCCCAGTAGTCCGTGACCGCCCCAGCCTCGCAAAGCTCGCGCAACCACGGCAAGGGCGGACCGTTGATCGGAGTCAACGTCAAAGCGACGCTTCCACCGGTATTTAGGACGCGCTTCAAAGCTTCGTCATAGACGTCTTGGGCCGGAGGTTCATCGAGCAAAATGAAGTCGTACTCAGAGCCGGCAAGGGCGGATGCACCTTGGTTATTCGTGACGAACTTGATCGTGCTTCCGTTCCTAAACCTGATCGTGGGGTTGTGGCCCCTGAACCCGTTTTGGACCGTGAAAACGACGTCAGACTCGACCTCTGCATGGTCCAGCAAATCCCAAAAGACTTGCTGAATAGCGACACCCTGGGACTTCGTCATCGTCACGCAAGCGAGGCGGACGGGTGCCGCTTTCACGGCCTTGAACGGGTGCTTTCCACGGGCTCGAAAGATCAGTTCCGCAGCCCCGACCGTGGTCTTACCCTGCCGGTTCCCAGCGCGATAAAGCGCTGGGACCTTCGAATTGTGCCGGAGGAAGGCAAGCTGCGCCGGCAGCCAAGCCATCCCTCCGAGGGGGGATGACTTCGCGCGATAGGCGAGGGCCCTTGCAGCCCTCGCCGCTTCCATCAGCGGCGAGGTTGCCACGGGTCACCAGCCCAGCTTTGAGCGAATCGCGGCTTGACGAACTTCAGGCATCGCAAGGATAGCGGCCACGAGGCTATCCTCGATTTCGTCCTCGGTCATAGCTCCCATCCCTGCGACCTCTTGCGCCTCGACCTCC